TAAGAAAATGCAGCAATCATGAGACTATAAATAAGCCACTAGATCAATTATACGCAAGATTATACAATCCAGATGGCGGAATTATGTTTTTAGAAAGAACACAACTAAAAACTAATGTAAATTTATATAGTCCAAGTGAGTATACCGGTCCCCAAAATCCGGGAGATAATGGTACGCTCACTTGGACTAAGGATAAATATAAGAGTTTGAAAGCAGGGACTTCATTCTATACTTTTGTCCCAAATTCATTTCAAATTTTAGATTACTATGTTAATGTTGAAAGAACCTGGCCAATAATTTCATCAAATGTATGTAGAGACCCGGCACATACTACACCATATTATTTAACATCTCTCGCTGAAACACCGATCGGGGAACAAGAAGGTTCTAATTGCTATAATGATTTATGGCGTGAAACTAGTTATGGTGTAATGGAAGTGCACCCACCCCTACCTTCTCCTCTCGCACAGGCAGAGCGCAGGGCAACAGGTTTAGGCCCCAGTAGGAATCCTGTCATCCCGAACCAAGACCTTAATAACAATTTATATTGTAAGAAAGAAGTAACAATAACACAAAATACCCCTGAATCTTTTAAGTCAGAAATGTATAAAAAATTTCCTGTAACACAATTATATATTGCCACCAATGCAGCCAAGAACAGAGTATATTGGAGAGATAAAGCACCTCGAAACGTATCGGTCGACGGTGGTATAGCTGCGGGTGATAGAGTTTCTAGAATAAGTCAAGACAATAGAGAGCGTATACTTGGTAGTCAATATATAGGTGAAATGACTTTAGACCAAAGAAATGCGGAAGACTTTAGAGAAGCTGAACCAAGAGATTAAAATTCATAAGATTAACAATTAATATGTAAATTTTATATATTAGATTCTCGTTAATTATAATTTAAATAAATCTATAATTATTTAAATGATATCTGTTATCAATTGTTTTGATGTATTCAATAAAAATGTAAAAAAATATGAAAATAATAGTCATCTATTACCTTTTATTGAACTTTTAGTCAAAGGTATTGAAATAGACCTTATAGAAAAAAACAGTATTAAAATATATATTTTACATGTTGACCTTAACGGTTCGCTTATGATATGTAAAGAACATAAAAATGATTTTCATAGATCTTTACCATTTAATAATATTGAATGCTATCAAAATGATGAATATGTTACACTATTTAATATAACAAATAATGAAACATTTTATAAATTAAAATTTAATATTGAGCGTTCAGCTTATATATTTTCTACAAAATACAATGAATTAGTCGCAAAATTCAATAATTATAAAAAGTTACCAAGTATTAAAAACAGATACATTAAACTTGAATAATTATAAAGTTGTTATAGTTGTTGATACAGAAGGCCACGAATCTTCATCTTCTCCTTTTTCAATAAGATTTTTACACCTTGAATCATTTATCTCTCTTCTTCCATCTTTTCTTAGTGGTCCATAAGTATCTATAATTGAAAAAACACCTGTTAGATATAGAATAGGGGACATAATCCAAACTAAATAAGGCACACATGTATATCCAGTTCCATTGATAGTAAATACGACTGGGTTATGTCTATTGTCAGTCTGGTAATACCAATAATTATTATCGAATATTAATTCAACTAAAAATTCTTGCAGGAGTCCATATACTACAAGCATACCTAATTGTGCTAAACCGCAATATCTATTATCATTCCAAATATGAATAAAATACATACCGAACAGAAAAATCAGGCTGTCCCAAAATGCGTGTAATATGTGAACTCCAAAGCCAAGTGGATTGTCAAATGAAGCTATAAGAAAGCTATCACCAGCTAATCCAAATGGAATTTCCCATAAGCAACCTATTCCTATTCCGAAAAGATATGTAAGCCATAGACTATATGATATTCTTCGTGAATATCTTAAAAATACAAATAACAGTGTAGATAAGCAAGGACCAAGTACATCTATAGTAACTAAAGTTTTTTGATATGATGTTAGTGACATTAAATAACTAATTATAGTAACTAATCTTTAATTAATTAATATAAAGCTAAAGGAAATTTATTTTTATATTATAAATGACTGGAGCTAAATTACAACTTTATTCACAAGGTAAAGAGAACTCGTATCTGACAAAAAATCCCCAGATAAGTTTTTTCAAAAAGGTTTACCATAAATATTCTAATTTTGCTATACAAACTATTGATCTTCAGTTTGAATTTATAGGTAATTTATCATACGATTCTACTACTAAAATCAAACTTAAACTTGATAAAAATGGTGATTTGATTAATACACTTTTTCTAGAAGTAAATTTACCTGCTATATTTTCTGATAAAGATACGAATAAAATCCACTTACATTGGGCAAACAATATAGGTAATATTATAATAAAAAATGCTAGAATTCTTATTGGTGGTATAGTAGTAGAGGATTATGATAGCGAATATATGTTTATCTATAATAATATTTCAAATTCATCCGATAAATTATCAAAACTTAATGAATTGGTTTGTAAAGATAAATTGTCTTATAAAAAAGAAAATTACAACACATTTACCCATACTGAACAATCCAATTATATCAATTCTGCCAATAATTCTATACCTAGTACGAATAGTCAAAATATTAATATACCTATACCATTCTGGTTTCATAGAAATATTGGAGCTTCCTTACCTATTTCAAGTTTACTTTATCATGATGCTATAATAGAATTAGAACTTAGACCACTAAAAGAATTACTAAATTATCATGACAGATACACAATATCAACTACCTCTCCTAATTTAACATTTGATAGAACTGATGTTAAAGGAGTAAGTATTCCTAATAAAGATGAGAATATTGTAAATCATTCAGACGTTTTATCTTTTTTTGAAAATAACAGATGGAATATTAATCCAATTCTTAATGTAGATTATATTTTTTTAGAGGGACAACTTAAAAAAGACTTTCAAGAATCTACACTACAGTATGTAGTAGAGCCAATAACTAAGTTAGAAATAAACAATAAATTAGGTATGTTAGACATAAGAGATGACCCTACTAACGCAATGCCCCATCATCCATGTAAAGAAATACTTATTGTTCCAAGAAGAAATGATGTTAAAAATACAAACAACTGGTTAAATTTCACTAATTATGACAATGATTATGATAAATTTATCTCAGAAATAGAACAAACCTATTTTTATCAGTTATCAAAGGAAATTAGTAATAATGATAATAGTATTGAAACAGCAATACATTATTTAGCAAAATTTACAGATGAGACAATAAATCATACAATAGATGGAACTGGATATAATATCAGTGATGAATCTAAATTATCTAATAAAAATATACAAGACCTTATAGATAACTGGAACTATCGAAAATATCCAGATATCCCATCAATTAATATGGATAATTTTAAATTTTTTAGTGAAAATATAATAGAAAATATTAGTTTTGATTTCGATGAAACGAATCGTGTAAATAGAAAGGACCATCAATATTTTAGTAAAATTCAATCTTTTATGCACCACAGTAATATGTTAAAAGGTATAAATCTATATAGTTTTGCTATACATCCAGATAAATATGATCCCAGTGGAAGCAGTAATTTGGGTGAAATAAAAAATATTAGATTTGAGATTAAACTTAAAGATATAGATCAAAATTTAGCAATAACTGAAAAATACAAATACGATATATTACTCTATATGAAGTATTACAATGTTCTTGAAATTAAATCAGGAATGGCAGAATTATTATTCAAAATATAAATATTCTTTATTATAACAATCATATACTAAAGATTATTACATAGCTATATTATAAATGACGGGTGCTTTATTACAACTCGCTGCTATGGGAAATCAAGATATTTTTTTCACTGGAAATCCTGAAAAATCTTATTTTAAGGTAGTTTATAAGCGTCATTCCAATTTTGCCATGCAGAATATTAAAGTAGAATTTGAAGGCGCGAAATCATTAAATTATGATTTACCTACAACATTATTTGCTAAAATACCTTCATATGGTGACCTTTTATCAGGAATTAACTTGGAATTTGATATCCCTAATGTCACTAAAGATTATCCATTTAGATGGGTAAAAAACTTAGGTTCAGCAATAATAAACAGTATCAAAATATTTATAGGCACACAATTAATAGAAACTATTGAGGGTGAATATATTGAAATATACAATAATACTAATCTTACTCGAGAACAATTAAAAGTTTACAATAAACTTATAGGTAATGTAGATAGTTTACATAGAGGATATAGAAATATTGAAGATAGATATGCTCAATATACCCAAACTGACAATATACCTAATACTGATAGTGAAAGAATTATTGTTCCTATACCCTTTTGGTTTAGTAAATATACCGGTCAAGAAGTTCCTCTAATCTCATTGAGTAAAATACCAGTAAAATTAGAAATAGAGTTAAAACCAATTAAACAATTATATCATATAGGTGTAACAGATACAATTACAGTATTAAATTCAAAAAATTTAAACGGTGACGCAATAAATTCCCAGGTAAATGATGATATTATTACAAGAACAAAATTTATACGTCCTAAAGCTATAAGTCATAAAATTGATTCGTGGTTATTAAAACCAGCACTTGGTGTAAATTATGTTTATCTTAGCGATGAAGAATCTAAGCTACTTAAAAACTTTGAGCATAGATATTTAATTGAAAGAGTTTCTAAATCTGAGTTTTTAGGAAATATTAATGAGTCTACATTATCAGTTGAATTATTTAATCCTACCAAAGAAGTATATGTAGTTCCTAAAAGAGATGATTTAATAGCAATAAATCAGCATTCAAATTATACTAATTTAGATTCATTAGATGATGTGAATATATTAAGTTATCAAAATTACCTATATAAATTATGTTTTGATTATTATAACAAAATTATCCGAAAACATAGGGAATTATCAAGATTTTATAGCCAAATGCTTAATAGCACATTGCCTTTAGTTGATAGTGTTAATGGACAAACTAAAAATTATTATAATATTGAACCACTTCCCTCAAATATATCACCATTATATTTTTATGGATTATTTAGAACAAATTCTTCTAAAACAGTAGACCCAGTTATTTCAACTAACGACAATGAATTTATATTCAAAATAAATGGGACTAATAATACTTATCCTATTATCAATAAGACCCCCGAAGAATATATTATAACAAGTGATACTGAATCTAATATAAAACTAATTAGTGATATAAATAAAAATAGAATTAGTGCTAACGAAGCTCCTAATAATGAAGATCTTATAAGATTAGTAAATTTATG